TCCCTCTGTCCCGCCTCACTGCCGCCGAACAGGAACTGGCCGCAATCAGGGCCGAAATGAAGCAGGTGCAGAAGTGAAGCCGGAACAGACACACTTCATTCTCTGCCTCCAATCGCTTTGCAGACAGCACGGGGTTTCCCTCACAGTCGAACCCGCAAGCGTTCCCGGCGTGGATGGAACCTATCTCGGCGTTATCATCGTCCATTCAGACCCCGACTGCCATGCGCCCCTCGGCCAAGCCTGTGCGATCCGATTCGAGGACGAGGTTAATCGTGACGATAATGGCACGGTGATACTATGACCCGCCCCCTGTTCCGCATCGTGTTCTATCTGGCCTGTGTCGTGTTCGTGGCCTGTGCCTGGTTCGCAGCCGCCTTGCTCGCGGGATGGATTCGCATATGACCCCCTGCCCCATCTGCAACGGCGAGAAGCATGTCTGGTACGACCTCGCCGGGCATCGGCTGCAGACCCCGATCCCGTGCGAGTGCTGCCGCAGAACGGGAATCGCCCTGTACTCAATCGGGGTCAGCCCCGCACACCGAGCCGCAGCCGAGGCCGGGTGCAAAGGTGGACAGGCATCTGTTGAGAAGCGGCGACGGGAACGGACACTACTACCCCGCACGCTTATGGCCATCTCCAGCGCAACCTATTACGAGTACCGGGGCAAGTGTGAAGAAGCTGGAATCAGGCCGTCATCGTCAGGGGCATGGAGGCGGCTGCGGGTGAACTGGAAACACGCGCCCGAGTATGTCAAGGGGAACAGCGGGTTCAGAACGCGGAGAGGGCGGTAATGCGTGTTCACATGGTTCACCGTCACCGCGCCCTGTCCAGAGCCGTGGACAATGACGTTCCGGTACACGTTCAACCGGACGCAGACATGGTTCACTATCAACCCCCGCAGCAGGTGGAGCATCCGACCCTGCTCATCATCCGGTTCGACAATGCGGTCGAGCTGGAGCAGCATCTGCATGACACCGGTCACGTTTACAGCGTGTTTCATGGCCGGTTCGTGCGAAAGTGAAGGGAGGAAAACATGACCGACAAAACGGCTGAAGCACTCGCCGCCCTGAAGCAGTACGGCAGCCGGAAGGCAGCGGCACAGGCACTGGGTCTGAGCAAGTCAGCGTTCCGTAAACGGATGATGAGAGGAGGAGCTATTTTGACCGAACAGGCAACAACTCCGAAGCAGAAGCAGACAGGGCCGGTCAAGACACTGGCCGATTTCCAGTCAACCTACGACAAGGACACCATCATCCCCGAGAAAATCCGCGACGCCATAGCTGCCCTCGACGGCGGCTGGGTGTACGAATCCGAGTTCGTGCGCATGGCGGGCGTATCCTTCACAGACCTATCCGTTTACAAAGACATATTCGCCGAGCATATTGTGTTCATCAAGCGCGACTCCAAGCGGGTATGGGCCGCAACGCCCGAACTGGCCGAACAGATGAGGAGGATGCTGTAATGACCCCACGCAAGACCGTCGCCGATTTCGAGGCTGCCCACGGTGGCCCGAAGATTGAACGGCTGGAACACGCCCTCGAAGTGGAACGCGCAAAGGTTGAAGCACTGGCCGACGTGCAGAACATCGTCAGCGTCGAAACCTCGGACAGTTGCCACATCAGGTTTGCCCTCACCGGCGACAGGCACACGGGCAGCATGTACTACCATGCCGGTGCGCTTGCCGGATTCTATGAGCATCTGAAGCGGGAAGGTGTCGGCCAGGTATTCGACACCGGCGACATTCTGGACGGCCACAAGGTCTATCGCGGGCAGGAGTTCGAGCTACTCGACCTCGGGCTGGAGGCACAGCTGAACAGGCTCAAGGCTGTACCGGCAACCATCCCGACCCGGTTTATCACCGGCAACCATGACGGCTCGTTCAAGGTCGCGGCAGGCATCCCCGTGGGCAAGCTCATCGAACAGCAGAAGCCGAACATCTACCAGTTCCTCGGCGAAGAACAGGCCCGCTACAGGTGGGAAACGCCCAACGGCCCGTTCGAGCTGATGATGCTCCACCCCGGCGGCGGGTCGGCATACGCCCTGTCCTACAAGCCGCAGAAGCTCGTGGAATCGCTTGAGGGCGGAACCAAACCCAACATGCTCGCAATCGGGCACTTCCACAAGGCCGAGTTCATCCCAAGTTACCGCAACGTCGCGCTCGTGCAGTCAGGCACGTTCCAGCGTCAGACCCCCTTCATGGCCCGTCAAGGATTGGCTGCGCATGTCGGCGGCTGGATCGTGGAGATCTGGGTAGGCGGCGACCATAACAGAATCAGGGCCGAGTTCGTGGCGGTGTACCTGTGAGCATCGACCCGGCATCAACCTACTACGACGCTGGCGGCATCGAAACCCTGCGCATCATCGAAGCCAAGCTGACCCCGGAGCAATTCCGGGGTTACATCCTCGGCAACCTTATCAAGTATGCTTGCAGGCTGAACCACAAGGGACAAGCGGAACGGGATGCGGAGAAGATTCAGAAGTACGCCGACCTGCTCGACATCGAGCGGGCCGTGAACAATGAGGAAAGGAGCGACAATGCTTGAACAGATTACCCTCCGTGACCTGCGCGAGAAGTTCATCGAACTGGAGCCGGACACAGTTCGGGTTGAGGTGCCGGAAGTGAACCCGGTGACGTTTGCGCGGGTGGAGGCTGCACCGAGGACGGGTCTGGCGGTGGAGAGGTGACAGTGGCAGAGGTTCAGGATTTAGTGAGGCATGAATGTCTCGCAATAGCTCGGTCACTGAAAAAGGGGGCTGAACAGAACGGCGACAGTCTGGTCAAGTACAGCTATCCCATTGACGAAAACATCTATGACCGCATCGGAATCAGGTTCATCAATGAGGGCGTGTTCAGTGGCGATATAGAACGGGCTGCAAGCGCATTCCACGACTGGGGGCCGGGCAATCACACGCAGATGGTTGTCAGGGCATATGCCGTGTCCGCGCAGAACAGGGAATACGGACTGGCCCTTACGTTTTCAGAAGAAGTGTCGGCGCAGATAGCATCCCTGCCGAGATTGGCGGTGGAGAGGTGATGACCATTGCCGCGTTTGCCCTGCTCATCGTCCTGTTCGTCATCGTGGTTGCATGGGCGACGGATGATGACAGGAAGCCGAAACGGAACAAGAGACTGCCTGAACAGTCAGAGAAGTACGGCAGGTGTCCCGAGACGTGCCCGTTCTTGTTGAAGACGGGCATAGGTGAAAACGGGTTTGTTCATCCGTGCTTCTGCGCTCGTTACGATACAGCCATGTGGACAACGACAACTCATACAGTGGCCTTCCCCGATTCGCAGCCGGAACAGGAATGCTATGCTCCCCGCGAGTGTGACATTGCACATGAAGCTAATCTGGCCCGAAAGAAGCCCTAACTTGACACCCCCCGTATACTTTACGGGAACAGGGAGGTAGACGTGGCCGGTCGTGCGGGATTGACGCCAAAAAAGCAGAAGTTTGCCCGAGTCTACTTCAAAACCGGCAATGGCTCCGAGGCTTACCGTCAATCCTACGATTGCGCCAAGATGAAGCCAGAGACTATCAATAAGCGTGCGTCGGAACTACTTGCAGACAGGGATATAGCGGGTATGCTTGAGCAACTGAGAGAACAGGCAGATACCCGCGTTGTTCTGACAAAGGAACGCGCCCTTGAGATACTGGCCGAGATTGCCAACGGGGGACAGGATAAGGACAGGGTTGCGGCGCTGAAACAAGCCGGGAAGATGAACGGCTGGGAAGCACCCACCCGGCAGCAGATCGAACACGCGCTTGCTTCCCCATTCGAGAAGTTCATGGATGCGGCTGAACCCAAACCGGAAGGAGCGCCGGATGCAGAAGATATGCCGTAACTGCAAGTACCGTGATTTGAGCAAGTACAGTTATGTCGATGAGTACTATGGCTGCAATCACGATGCCATTGCCTACGAGAACACTTACTTTCCATCGTCAGGCATAGTTATTGACGAAGCTGCCGGTGGGCCGTGGTTCGGCCCCGAGTTCGGCTGCGTTCATTTTGAATCGGCGACAGAGGCCAGTCATGGAGACGAACCGCCAGCGGAGACGGTTGATGTCAATTGACCTCTGCCGCCCATTCTTCGACAAGCTCTGCCAGTTCAGCAACTGGACACCACACGAGGCACAGAACGAAGCACTGACCGCGTTCTTCAACGGCCAGCGATTCCTTGCGCCCGTGTTCGGCAGACGTTCGGGTAAGACAGACGTTGCCGCCCACCTTTGCAGATACGCCATGAGCCAGAGCAATAAGCTCATATGGGCCTGCGCGCCCTCGTATGACCTTTGCGGACGTCTCTGGGACTTCCTGCTACCCATTGCAAAACAAGCCTATGGTAACGCTCTACGGCCCCGCTATGCCAAGCCTGCTTCTATGTCGCTGCCGTGGGGGACACGGATCGAGTTCAAGTCTGCGGAATCACCCGATAGCATGATCGGGGCCGGGGTGGACTTCCTGATCTGGGACGAAGCTGCGCCCACCAAGAACGGCGGCATGATATGGCAGCAGCAGTTACGGCCAACACTCGCGGACAAGCTCGGGCAGTGTCTGATGATTACCACGCCCCGCGGACACAACTGGTTCCATGACCTCGTGCAGAACGATGAATGGTGGATGAAGCAGTACCCGTCCCATTGCAACCCCTACCTTGAGCGGACAGAGCTTGCCGCGATGCAGAAGGAAATGGATCCGATTGTTTACAAGCAGGAAGTGCTTGCTCAATTCGTTGCGTTCGTGGGCATGGTTTACACGATGTTCGACCCCGAGCGGCATGTTATCAGCGACAGGGACGCGGCAGAACGTACCCGCGACTGGTCAACCTCCATCAGCGTTGACCCCGGCCTCGGCAACCCGACGTGCATCCAGCTCATAAAGCACAACAGGATTGACGGGCAGGACGTGGTTATCCGCGACCATCAGGCAAGCGGCATGTTGTTCGATGACGTGCTGCGGATGATAAACGAGTGGCGGCCTGCGTGCGGGTACGAAGCCGAGATATGCGATATTGCGGGCAAGCAGCGTTCACAGGAAACGGGCGCGTCCTTCGTGGGCTGGATGAGAAGCAACGGGCATATGTTCCAGCACGCGGGTATCCGCTCTGTCACCGAGGGAATCAACATGGTTCGCGGGCGGCTTCTGAACACGGAGAACGTCACGCGGCTATGGTGTGCGGAAGCGGCAACACATACCGTCAAGGCCCTGCTGAACTACCATTACAACGACAAGCCGGGGCCACAGGGTGAGGAACCCGTGAAGGATAACGTGTACGATCATGCGTCTGATGCGTTGAGATATTATGTTACATGGCGGTATGCACCGAAAACGAGCTGGAAGCAACACTGACGGAGGCTGATGATGTTACTGGATAACAAGGCGGCGGGTGTGGTTGCGGAAAGCGTTCTGCGGCTGCGGGATGAACAGAACTCACAGAGGGACATTGATTCGCATCGGGCGCGGGAAATCTACGCCAACAAGACGGCCCCGATCCTGCCCTATTCGATGGGTGATGAGCGCAGGCGCGAATACCAGCTCGAATGGACACCGCCTGCGATTGCGAAGGTGTGCGTTGACAAGATACTCGCCGCCATGTACGGGCGCGTGGTCGAGCGGACGATAGGCGAGACTGAACAGCCCGAGGACATACAGTTTTCCGTGGACAAACTGCTTGAGGGCTGGGACAGGTCAACGGCACGGGCATACACGCGCTGCCTCATTCACGGGCATGTTGTTATCCGATTCTTCCCCGACCACCGCACAGGCACGGTTATGGGCCTGTACGACCCGGACGAGGCCACACCGCTGTACGACCCCACGACCGAAGACTTGAACCCGTACGGCATCGTTTACCATTACATCATCCCCGCGTCCACTTTTCCGTTCCCGGTCAAGGGCAAGGACGTTCACGTTCTCGAGTACATCACCGTCCACAAGCGCGACGCCGTAACGGGGCTTATCCTGTCTGCGGGTCAGCGGCTGCGGTGGTACAGCGTGGACGAGAACACATGGCATCCGTGGCCGTACTTCGAGGGTGACGTGGGCCTGAACCCGTACGGCGACCATCTCGGAGCGGTAGTGTGGCGCAACGATGACACAAGCGGCCCCGATGGTGTGTCGGAAGTGCTGCCCATCTACAACCTGCTCATGGCGCTGGCACACACCACGACCGACCTAAAACTGCTCCTGAAGTGGAACGTGTTCCCGATTCTGGCAAGCAACAGCCCGGGGTTCAGTGAGATGCCATACGGATGGGCGATGAACGTCGAGCTGCAACCGGACGGACACGGCAACAAGGGCGAGATTACCCGCGTGGACTGGTCGCCGGAATCACTCAAGGGCGGCATGGACTTCCTGCGGCTTCTGCTCCAGCTCTGAACGAAAGCACATCTGTACCCGCCATCACAATGGGCGACCTGTCCGACATAGGCAACCTGTCCAGTGGGCGTGCGCTTGAGATCGTGATGATGCCGTTGACCGACCTGACGAACAGGCGGCAGAAGTTGCAGGCGTGGCAGGAAGAACAGGCGCTTCGTGAAATGCTTGTGGTCTGGTCGCACATGCTCTATGAGAACAAAAAGGGCGACCCGTACAAACTGATGACAGAACTGTACGAAGGCAACGCATACCCGAACGCGCATATGTTCCCAATCAGCGTCAATTTCGGCCCGCTTGCCCTTGCACGTTCGACCGAGGACCTGATTGCGTACACGACACAACTATACGGGGCCGGTCTGGCATCGCTTGACTACTGCCTCCGCACGATTCACCCCGACTGGACAGATGACCAGATAATCGAGGAACTGGACAGGGTGAAGGGCGAAGCTGAACCGCGTGAGGGCAACGTCGTGGATGAGAGCAGAACAGCGCGGATACAG